ATCTCCATGCCGCCGCCAACGCCCATCGACCAGCCCGGCACAGTGACAGATGCCAGCGTGACGACAGTGTTTGCCACGGCCACGGTCGGCGTGCCAAGCCCAGACACGAACGGCAGGTTAATGGTGATCTTGAGGCCGGTGGTGTCCGTATCCAAAGCCGTGACGGTATAGAACCCGTTGACGCCCGTGCCGGTGGCCCAAGTCACATAGACGCTTGCGCCAACCGCAACAGCGGCGGTCAGGCCATGCGCGCCAGCGCTGACAAGGCGAACAAGTCCGGCGTTGGTCTCATAGGTCAGCGTGATGAATGTAGCCGCTGGCTGCACCAAGCTAACAGGTGTCAGAGAGCCAAGCACCAGAGCAGGGAAGCTGCGCAGCTTGGGCTGCACCGCCACATCGTATTCCACCGTCGCGCCGCGATTGTAGATCGTGGCAACGCGGTCGTTAGCATAGGGGCCGAAGGTCTGCGCGCGGTTTAGCAGTTCGACCACGCCGGTTGGGGTTTGCACGCCGATCTGAACCAGCGTCGGCTGGTCGCCAATGCTGCCCACGCTCAAGGACGATCCGCGCGGGATCAGGATTTCTTTTTCAGTGCTGACTGCGGATGCGTAGAGGAACATGGTCATCGTCCTTGTGTTTAGGATACCCGATACCATGCCGACGTAGCAGCATCATATCGCATGGTGAAGAAGGCGTTGGCAGCGGCCAAAGTGGTCGGAGCGCCGGTGACTGTCTTGCCTGCGCCCGAGACGGTCAGCGCGGAAACGATCTGCGTGCAGTTGACGCTCACCTCCTGCTTGTCGGTCGGAGCCGAGGGCAGCACGATGGTGCCAGCCGCGAAGGTGGCGGTCGGCGTCAGCAACAGCCAAGTGTCGCCGACAGCTACAGTCACAGAAAAGCCCGTAGCGCTGGGTGCCGCGTATTGCGTCGTCAGCGAACCCGGCAGCGCCAGGTTGTCCTGCATGAAGGTCAGCAGCAGGTTGATCGAGGCCTTGCGCGTGTCACCGTTATTCGTGGCCCAGACGGCGAGCAGATCGCCAAGCTGGATCGTGTCAAGCGAAGAAAGCTGATTGATGTTGGTCATTGCGTCATTCCCATGTCAATGCGCTGTCCGGGCCAACCGTCAGCGGGTCAATTGGTTGACGCAGGAATGCGTCGTTGTAATAGCGCCAGCCCTTGTTGCCCTGGCCGCTCGGGATCGTCATGTTGCCAAGCTGCATTTCGGTCGGGAAGGTCGATCTGGACAGCAGCGCCTTGTACGACATTTGAGCGTTGGCCTTCGTGTCTGGTGAAACTGTCTTACCATAACCCGGCGCGATGCGCACGGCCAGATTGAGGTGCATGGCTTCAAGCGCGTCATCGGGAACGCCGATGATCTGGTCAAGATCGCTGGCAGCGTTGGACGACGGCAGCGGATAGCGCAGGCGGATGCCCTTGCCGTTCCACGTTGCCATCATCGCGTCAAGGCGCTGCAAGGCACCTTCCAACTGCTGCGGGGCCAAGTCAAAGACATAGCCAGCGAGGCCGATCTCTTCGAATGCCCGGTTCACGATATCGCGCTTGGTGTATTCCATCACTCAGCCTCAGATTTGCGCGGACGGCCACGCTTCGGCTTGTCCTCGGGTTCAGGATCTTGCACAGCACCGCTGGCGGCTGCGATAGCCTCGCGCACGGTGAAGTGCCAGCCAGCCTTAACGGTGGCTTCAATCTCGTCATCGTCCACGATGCACAGGTCAAACGTCTCGGTCGCGCTCCGCTTGAACGCGCCGGGAGATTTGTAAAGCATGGTCGTCATTTTTTGCCCTTCATCGCCGTCTTGGCCGATGCCCTGAATGCGGCTGCGGTCGGCGCGCCTTTGGTGCCAGGCTTGCGCATCTTCTCGCCAGATCCGGCTTTGATGCGCTCGCGCTTTTTCTGAATGTTGGCGTAAAGACCACCCGGCATTATTTCTTCCCCTTCGGTGCTTTGCCGGGCTTGCCGGCTTTCATGGCTGCGGTGCGTGCGGTGTTCAATGCGATGGCGATGGCCTGCTTGCGCGGGCGGCCCGACTTTTCTTCCATCTTGATATTCTCACCGATGGACTTGCGGCTGTAACCTTTTTTCAACGGCATGGCATTAAACCCCTTGGATGGTTGAAGGGGGCGAGTTTCCCCGCCCCCAAAGATCACAATCAGGGAACCTGATTGAAGAGCAAGATACCCGACATTTCGGGCTGCTTGTTCACAACACCGAAGAACGTGTCCATACGATACTTCGTGATGGCGGTGTTGATGTCGTAGAACTTCTGCATCACCAGTTCGATGCCCTGATCGGTGGTGCCACGCATCACGTCAACGCCAGCGTTGGTCGGGATTGCGTAACGGCCCGGCAGGATTTCCAGAGCGTCTTTCTGCCAGAACACGTTAATGTCGGCAGCGTCCACGTTCAGGATGGTGACGGTCGAACCGTTGGCCGGGGTGGCCGACACGTTCTTATACTGCAGTTCAGCATCGGTGCCGCCCTGAGCCGAGATAATCGGCGGGGAGATGACAACGGTGTTGTTGCCTGCAGTGCCGCCACCCGAGGTGATCGAGATGATGCGGAACGTCTTGGCCTGGCCAGTGTCGCCCTTGGTGATGTGATGCAACGCGTTGACCGAGGCCAACTTGAAGCAGTCACCAACGCGCACAACAGCGCCAGCAGCCAACGTGATGTTGAGCGACTGATAACGGTTGTCCACGTTGTTGGTTTCACCCGTGCCGGCGGTCGAGGTCGCACGCGGGGTGTAGTACTGGTTCGCACCGTTGATGGTGATGTCACCGACCGGGGTGGTGTTGCCCACGATGCGGTTGGCATAGTCCATCTTGTAGGTCTGGAAGCCAGCGACTTCACCGACGAACGAACGCTCATAGGCGGTGGTCGGCTTGCCCGTCATGGTCTGACGGCCAGCGAGATCCGACGCCATGCCGTTATACGAGCGCGAAGACAGCGCCAGATAACGGTCGAACATCTGCACGCCCTGCTCGTTGAACACGGCATCGCATTCAGCCACGTCCGAATAGCCGCCGGCAGAGCCGGAACGGGTCACGACCATCGTGGACTGAGCGGCAGCCACGTTCATGATGGCGACGTTGATGTCCGAAGCAAGTTTCTGCTTTGCGGAGTCACCAAGGCGGCCTTCCTGCAGTTGGTCACGCAGTTCCAGAGCGTCCAGAGCAAACGGCACGGTCTTGTTGAAGCCGAGCGTTGCCGGGACAGCAAGCTGCGTGAAGTCAACGAACTGCGACGAGATGTCGGTGCGCGGTGCGCCGTTGATCGAGGTCGCAATGTAGGGCTGCGGACGCCAGATCACGTCGTTGGTGCGTTCCATCATCGAGCCGTCGGTGTTGTACACCGACACGTTGCGCGACATAACAAGAGCATCGTTGAAGCCTTCGAGGATGTTCTCGAACGCTACGCGCTCTTCCTTACTAAACGAGTTCGCCATTTTAGCGGTCCTTCATGTGGGGGTTTAGCCCTTGGCCTTCTGCTTCTTATACTGGAAAACCTTGGAATAGTCGCCAGTCTTTTCTGCTTCAGACCGCAGGCGGTCGAGGGTGCTGTCAACCGCGCCAGACGGGCGGGCAGTGCCGCTGATCTTGCGCTCGGGTGACGATTGAGCCTTACGGTTCGAGATTTTCAACTGCGTCTCCAATTTCGCAACCGCGAAGGCGAACTTCACGGGATCTGTGATGGAAGCGATTTCCTTCGCCTTTTTCGGGTTCTTGCCCAGAGCATAAACGACGAGGGCCGGGTTGTCGGCACCTTGCACAATCATCCCCTGCTGCATGACGCTGAGGGTGTCTTGGACGACATCCTCGGCAAACTCAAAGTCACGCACCTTCAGGCTGGCCTTCGCCCCCTGATAGCCCTCCAACTTGCGCTCCCATTCTTTCTGAACAGCTTGGTGTTCAGACTTCATGGCAGCCTCACGGTCGTCGTGCTGGCGCTTCTTGTCGTACCATGCGGTCAGTTCCCGCTCGTATCGGTCGGTGTCGTAATCGGCTTTCTCAAGCGTTGGCTTCGGTCCAAGGGGCGCGACCCCGGGTGTGTTCCGCTGTTCGACCTGCGCTAGACGCTGTTCAAGCTCCTTGGCTCGACGTTTCTCCTCACGATACTGCTTGCGAAGGTCACGAACCCAATCGGGCGCGCGGGCCTCCTCATCTTCTTCCGGGGCTGGCGCTTCCCCGTTAATCGAAATGACGACCTCTTCGTCTTCGGCCTCTTCGCCTTCGCCTTCAGCCTCGTCTGCCATCTCGGCATCTTCGGCCTCTAGTTCAGTTTCTTCAGCCTCAACTTCAAAGTCATCTTCGATCTGTTCTGCCAATTCAGTCATGCGATCCTCGCGATTTTCTCACCCATTAAAATGTGCGGCTGGGCGGTTGCCGCATTCCGGTGGCGACGGTCTCTTGCAGAGCCTTCGCCGTGTTCACCACGTTGGTGCGCTCTTTCTGCTGAATGCCAGCAAGCACCTCAACGGTCTTGGCGCGGGTCTCTTCCGCACGCGCCAAGGTGTATTCTGTATTGGCCTGAGCCTGGCCAGCCTTGGCCTGCGCTTCCATCGCGGCGGCCTGCAGGTAAAGCGCCTGCGGATCTGGCTGCTGCGCTGCCTGCATTTCGGCCAACAGCTTCTCGCCTTCCTGCTCGGTCGGCTGGATGACGCCCATCTTGATCAGCTTGTCGCGGAAGTAGGCGCGCACCTCGCCGATGCCCTCCCCGTCCATGTTCATCATGGCCATCGAGGTCAGCACCTGCTGCGTCTCAGGATCTGGCGCGATCTGGATCATGCCCAACAGCGCGCGGACGGTGGCGCTGCGCTTGGTGGCCGAGGCTGGGCCGACATCCACAGCCACGTCAAACTTGGCGTTGGACAGGTCGTTTTCGTATTCGACTTCGCCGGTCTTAGGGTTGAGCATCGGCTTGCCGATCTCAATGCTGGACAACTCGCCGCCGAGGCCCACCGACTTCATCTTGCGGCCAGGCTCAACGATGATGTCACGCGCCATCGACAGCCAAACCTCACCGCAACGCTTCACGGCTTTGGCCATGTTCGACATGTAGATGTAGGTCTGCATGTCCAGACGCTGCTGGATCAGTTCCACGGCCTTGCCGCTGACGTTGGAAACGACTTCCTCGGCAGCATCAGGCTTGCCCAGCAGATCGCTCATGTCCTGTTCGGTGATCTGCAACAGGCCAGCCAATGCTGGCGGGATTTGCGGCGGCTTGGTGTAGCCGACCGGGCCGGCAAGCGTCTCACCGCCGTTGGCATCGGTCACGGTGTTCAGAAGCAGGTAGGGATAGTTTCTGAGGTTGTCCTCGGACCACATCATCTCGTGGCCGGCCACCTGCTCGGGCGTGAAGATCGGCTTCTCGACGGTCGAAAGCGCGCTGATCTCGCCCAGCTTGGAAAGCTGCATGTTCTTCAGCCGCTGGGCATCTTTGGCCAAACGCACATGGCCCATGCACCGCTCGACGTTGTCCACGAACCAACGCTTGCCATAGACGGGAATGATCGGGATCTGATCGCCGGCAATGTAGCCGCTGTCTTCCAGAACCTTGCTGCCGCTCATGATGTACTTGCGCACCTTGCGGCGCTTCACACGGCGCTGGCGAACCTCTTTGGTGCCGACAGCCTCAAGCATCGTTTCCAGTTCAGGATCTTGCTCAAAGTCTTTTTCCGAATACTTTTCTTCCTGCCCGTCAATGGTCTGGAAAATGCGGATCAGTTCCGACGCCTCTTCGACGCGGTAGACCTCGGCCACATAGACGACATCGGGTGTCGCCCAGTCGAACGCCACCTGCTCGATGCCCTTGGGCCAGGTGGTCGGGTCATCTTCCCAGACTTCGCGGTAGGCATCGGGCGTCATCGCCGTCAGCACATAGCACATGCGCGCGTCTGACTTGTCCTGGCGCTTGGCATCAAGATCAAAGAACACGGTCGTGTCAGCGTCATAGATCGGCTCAATGCGGATGCGCTGCTTTTCGTTCTCTTCGTCGTACTCGTCTTCGTAGACAGCACGCAGGCGGAACGCACCGAAGCCACCGCCGACAGCCTCCTCGAAAGCGTTGTCGTAGGCTTCATTGGCGCCGCTGTCCTGCTCGTCAGAACGGAACAGGCCGTCACACACGTCGGCCATCTTGTCGTCGTCGGTGCCGTCCTTGCTCACGAAGTCAACCGTGATGCGGTTGTTGCGGTATTCGTTGATGATCCGCATGACAGCCAGGTGAACCTTGTTCACCTCAAACTTTGGCTTGTTCAGATATTGCTCATAGAGGTTGCCCTCCCACTGCGCGCCCGAGATTGAGTAAAAGCGGCGATCCTCCAGGCACTGCAAACGCTCATCGCGCATGGTGGCTTGGATGGTGTCGAACTCCGACATCGCTTCGGCATGAACATTTGCAAGCCGCTGTTCTCTGGTCATGCGGGCCAAGTTGCGCGCCTTTCGCTGGATATTTGGGCCGAAGTATACGGCAGGTCGATCTGAATATCAATCACCGTGCCATCGGCATGCTGACGGGGACGAGACGGGTCTTTGGTTTCTCTTGCTTGGATGCCCGCCGTGCGCCCTCGCAGGCATAGCGCAGCGCGTCGATGACGTGGTTTTCCTTGTCCTCTAGGATCGGCAAGATGCTGCCCGTGTCCCGGTCGGTCTTGTAGCTGTAGAGCGTCAGTTCATCGATGGTATGCTTGCAGCGGGGATGCACCACGATGTCAAAAGACTTCAGCCATTCGACGCCCTCCTCAACCGACTTCGGCCCCTTGACCGCCGGCATGATCTTCGGGAAGCCGTTCTTGCGCATGTGGCTGATGGTCTCGGGCCGCGCGCTGTCGGCCACCATCGGCCAGCGTTCAGCCTCGGGGATCGTCATGAACAGCGAAGGCGTGTCAACGATCTCGCAGCCCACCTGATAGGCCTCATAGTCGATGTAGAGCTTCCGTCCTATAATGTGGCAGCGAATGCCGACAGTCGGGTCAGTGGCAAAGCCCCAGTCAGCGCCCAAGCGATGGACGGCATCAGGCGGTGCCTCGAAGTCCTCAATGGCCCAGTTCTTGAACACGCGGGTTTCGCTGTTGCGGACATACTCGCCCTTCCAGACGTGCAGGTATTTGTCTGGATCACGCCGCTTGTCGTATTCCATTTCGTCTTTGAGAACGTCAGGAAACCACGGGTTGTCGGTATAGTTCACCTCCACGATCACGCTGTCCGGCGGAGGCGTTGGCCCACGCAGCAAGCCCTCGATGGGGTCGGTGTCAAAGCGCGGGTTCCAACTGAACAGCAGTTGCGATCCGGGCTTGCGGATGGTCGGGCGCAGGAGATCCAGCGAGAACTGGCTGATCGATTGCGCCTCTTCCACCCAGGCAATGTCGAACCCCTCCAGCGACTTCACGCTGTCGGCTGTATGGTTCTGCATGCCCTGGAAGATGATGACGCCGCCGTGCGGGCATTTGATCTCGGCCTGCTGCACCTGGAACAGATGACCGACGCCCAATTCCTCAATCTTGTTCTCGATCAGCTTCTTGACCGACTGCTTCAGCGACTTCTGCACCTCGCGCACGCAGACCACGTCGGTCTTGCGCATCACGCAGCGCTCCACGATCCATTCCGCAAAGAAGGTTGACTTGCCAGATCCACGCCCGCCAAACGCCCCGATATAGCGGGCGCTCTCGCGTTGCAGGATCGGCAGCGCCCAGCGCGGCGTGTTGATGGTGAGGTTCATGCCTTCGGATCGATGATGGTTCGCTTGATTTCGACGGGAATAGCGCCGCCGTCTGGGCCGGAGTGTTCAATCTCATGCTTCTCACGCCAGCCTGCCCGCGTCTTCATCCAGAAGATCATGGCGGCGGTGTCGCCCTTGGTGGCCTTGTTGAACAGCGCACCGCCGACCGATGCGTTAGCACGGGCGCGGGCTTGGTCCAATTCCTCGCGGTAGTATTTGGTCAGGGTCTTGCCGTCGATGCCGAGGATGTCGGCAATGACGGCTTGAGGCGTGCCGATGGTCGCGTGAAGCTGCACAAGCTGGCGGCTTTCCTTTGATGGCTCGTGCGGGTTGCGGCTCATGCTGCGATCCCCTTGCTTGCCAGCGCGTTGAACGTCTCGCCCGTCGCTTCCAGCGTTGCCTCTTGCCCGGTGAAGTCCTGCCACCGCTTGACGGCCACATCCACATAAGCCGGGTTCAACTCGATGGCGTAGCAGCAGCGCCCCGTCATTTCGGCGGCGATGATTGTCGTGCCGCTTCCGCTAAACGGCTCATACACCGCCTGCCCTGGAGACGAGTTGTTTTCGATAGGCTTCTTCATGCACTCAACAGGCTTTTGAGTTGAATGACCAGTTTCTGACTTTTGCGGCTTGGCAATTTGCCACAGTGTCGTCTGCTTTCGGTCGCCAGCCCAATGGCCCGTGGCCTTCTTTCGCACCGCATACCAACAAGGCTCATGCTGCGAGTGATAGTGCCCGCGACCAATAACAAGTTGGTTTTTTCCCCAAATAATAAGCGCTCTCATCTCAAAGTCACAAACCTCAAGACTTTCAGCAACACGATGCGAGAATCGGTCAGCATGCCAGACGTAAGCAACATCGCCGGGAAACAATGCCCACGCCTCGCGCCAATCGGCCTTGTCGTCGTTCTCAACCTTGCCCTTTGCTCTCCCAACTCCAGTAGACAAAAGAGAGCCATCTGCATTTTTGGCTTCGCCGCGCCAGCTTGCATCATACTCAACGCCGTAAGGCGGGTCTGTCACCATCAAGTGCGGCTTGACGCCTGCCAATACCTTTTCAACCGTGTGCGCGTCGGTTGACGATCCACAAACAATGCGATGCCGCCCCAGCACCCACACATCTCCCTCGACAGTCACCGGAACCGCAGGCACCTCTGGCACCGCGTCCTCGTCGGTGAGGCCCTCGGTCGGATCGGCCAAGAAGTTGCCGATCTCGTCGGGGTTAAAGCCCGTCAGGCTCAGGTCAAAGCCCTCGGCGTCCAGATCCTGCAATTCGATCTTCAGCATGTCGTTGTCCCAGCCGGCATCCAGCGCAAGGCGGTTGTCTGCGATGACATAGGCGCGCTTTTGCGCCTCGGTGAGGTGCGCGGCCTCGATGACGGGCAGCGTGACCAGGCCCAGCTTCTGGGCTGCCATGACGCGCCCGTGGCCTGCGACGATGCCGTTCTGGCCGTCTACGATGATGGGGTTTAGGAAGCCAAACTCGCGGATGCTGGCGGCAATCTTGTCCACCTGTTGCGGCGAATGCGTGCGGCTGTTGCGGGCGTAGGGGATCAGTTCTGCGACGGGGACTGTTTTATAGATCGGAAATTCTGGGTCTGTCGCCATGCTGTTCACCTTCATCTCGGGCAATGCGGCCCGGTCGCTCGGCGCATTCTAACGCTTCACCGCCAAATATGCAAACTGTCCTACGCCAGCCCGCCTGCAGAAGAGCAGGCACAGCTTTTCAGATTCCGCTTTGGCAGCCGCGTAGCGATGCAGGCCGCCGCAGCACTGCCCGACATGGTAAACGATGCGGTCACCCTTCTGCGCCTCTCCCAGCGCGCGGTAGAGGGCATCCTGCTTGGTGTCGCCGGTAATGTAGATGGTTGATGATTGCCGCACGGCGGGGTGCGTGGTATTTCTGATGCCAGTCATTGGCGATCCTCTCTCGCTGATGCTTGGGCCGGTTGAGGTTTGCAGACCTCCCGGCCCGTTTTCTTTACAGCATCAGCCGCGCTTGGGGAAGGAATCATTATTGGCATTTATTCCCTATTATTCGGACAGTGCCTGTCCGAAGAAATGGCAATCACTAACCTCTTGTTTTCTTAGGAGAATAGTAAAGGGGGGGGGATGGGGGGTATATATATACACTTCTTCCCCCACCCCCTCCCATTCCCTCTCCACCCCATCCTTGTCTGTTCTGATCTGCCCGAATAAATGGGATAAATGGGATAAATCAAAAAAACAAAAAAAATCAGGGGCTTAACCCCTGATTAAGCGTTTCGGATAAATGTCCGAATTATTCCCCCGGCACAAACCAAGCCATCCTCGGCCTGCCCTTCTGTCCCTCGTTCACATTGCGGCAAGCGATGCCTTTGTCTTGCACCAGCGCGTCCAGAACCTCCTGCCGCTTGCGCGGCTCAAGGTTTGCAAAGGCACGGACGTTTTCGGAAAGCTCGCTGGCTGTGCAGCCGCGAAGCCCGGCCGCCTCGATCTTGGAATAGACGGCCTTGCACGCGGCCTCAAACGGCCCATCAGCAAGCGACCTGCGAAGCGCAGCCACCGCACGGTTGGAATAGAATGTCGCGTAATCTATGGCCCACTGAAGGCTTGTGGCGCTGATCTGCTCCTCGCGGCGGGATCTGGCGACGATCAGGGCAATGCGCTGGGCGATTTCTTTTGTGCGTCCAAACATCGCCTCAAGCCCATACCGCTCATGCTCGTCCATCTTGCGAAGCAGATCGATGTCGCAGGCGCGCAGGAGGTCGTGGCACTCGGGCGCGAATGGTATGGTGATTGGCGCGGGCGCGATGTCGAAGGTCTCGCCCGGCCCAAAGTTTCCATCCGATGCGGCGGCGCACTCTTGCGCCCAGTCGCGCAGCTTCTCGCCGACATCAACGCTGCGAACAATGCGCGAAGGCTGGCGCCCGATGTAGCTCTCCACGATCACAAAGCGGCCCAAGAAGCCGTCGGTGACGTATCGGCTGGACAGGTTGTCATAGAGGGTGCTTGGCGTGGTCATGCTCATCAGGGTCAGGCTTGGGCAGCGCACCACTTTGTCCAACTCTTTGGCCTGCTTTTCGGTGATGCCCATCTTGGAATAGCCTTGCGGGCGCAGCGTGCTGGTCTGGCGGCCAAACACTTCCATCAGGATGGTCTGGGCGTCGGTCTTGTGGTGGTTGCCTGCGGCTTGCGCCGTTTGCAGGACGCGGCCGAGCTCGTCGATGATGCTCAGGTGCGTTGGCTGCGAGACGAGGGCGGAAAAGACACCGCTGGCGCTGGTGTATCCGCTCGGGCCGATCAGGTGCTCCAGCTTGGCCGACTCGAGCAGGCGCTCCAGAACGGTCTTGGCATGTTCCTTACCGGCGGCCGACTTTCCGACGTTGACGAAGTAAAGCCCGGACATGTTCGACTGGTCTGTGACCCAGCGGCGGCCCATGACGACGGAGCCAAAGGCAAGGGCGGCTTGGACGGCAAATTGCGGCTGCTCTTTTGGGGCTGTCGTGTTGTAATAGTGGACGGCCTCTTGCAGCACGCCGGGGATACCGAGCAGATGCTCAGGGATATCGGCCAACGGCCCGGCGGCCTCTTTAGGTTTGGAAAGGATCTGGGCGGCCACCTTACGGCCATGCTCAATCTTTTCCGGCTCGTAATCATGCACCGGGTCAGACGAGACGTTGAGAAAATCAGCCGCATCCTTGACGGCCTTGGTGATGTCGCCGCCATGCTCGTAATAGGACCAAAGCTCAAAGGCGTCGAAGGTGTGGGCGCTGTCAAAGGGATCGGATGCGTGGTGGCTGTATGCCCGGCCGTCATCAAACAAGACAACACCGGCAAGACCGCTCTTACTGTTGGGCGACAGATAGCGGCTGCGCGCAGTCGGATGGTATCCATATCGAACAAGCAGCTCGTGCATGTCGTGGGCATCATTGAAGGCATCAATGACGCTGGTGCGCTCGCTTGGAGCGCGTGGCTTGCGTGGCGGCTGAAACTCTTTGACGGGCGCCCAAGGGCATATTTGCTGGAGCTGCGGCCGGAAGCGGTCCCACTCAGTCCAAAGGAGGAGAAGCGGCGCGGGGATCTCGGGCAAGCCATCAAAGACACTCGGCCCGGCCCAAGTATATGGGTTGCCTGTGTCGGGATGGATCGAGGGCGGCAGAACGTCCTGAACCGCTCCGGCGCGCAATTCAAACACCACCTCAGTGCGGCGCGGATCACCCTGCACCGGCCAACTGATCTTGTGGGTTTTTAGGCCTTCAGGCGCGCGAAAAAGAACCTTGCCACGATCCGGGCGGCCGACGATCTTTGGGGCGGACGCAATGATTGCATCGTAATCAATGCCGAGCGCCTCAAAGATCAGGCGAGTGTGGGCCACGTTGTCTACGTCAAGGGCGCAGGTGCCAGAAGGCCCGTGCAACAGGCCCATGTTGTGCGATGGGTTGGCGGTGAAATATGCCTCGGCCTTTTCCGAATCGGAAATGGCGCGCTCCGGCTGCTGCCAGCCAAAGGATGTTGGCCCCTTTGTTCCGGCCGGCATGGCCACCAAGAACCATCCAAGATCCGACGTGTAGCGCCGCGCAAAGGATGCTGCGTCACTCATTGCCTTCGCCTTTCAGGTAATCTGACAGCTTTGTCAGGGTAGCCAACGTCACATTTTTCCCGCCATCAGCGACGTGTTTGACGGTCGGATAGGACAGCCCGCATCGCTCGGCCACAACAGTTAGTCGCCGGTCCTTAAGCATGTCCTGTATCTTGTGCAGTTCTAGCATTTTTAACCTCGTTTTTTGAAATCATAAAAAACATCTTGCACATGCTGAAACATTATGCAAGTGTGCCGGTGTTGGAAGTTAAAAAGAGAGGTTCGAATGACCAACGTGCAAGCACTTGCGCGGGACTGGCTTGAAGCCAAGCGCGCAGAAAATGCGGCCAATGCGGCCCGCATCAAGATCGAGACACAACTGGCTCAGGCGCTGGATGTTCCCGACGAAGGAAGCAAGACCCACAAGATCGACGGCTTCAAGGTTACGCTCACCCAGCCGGTGACGCGAAAGCTGGATGCTGCCGCCTGGGAAAAGGTGAAGCAGCATGTTCCGCCCGATCTGGCTCCGATCAAGATCAAGCTGGAGCCTGACGCCACCGGCTGCAAATGGTTGGCCGAGCATGATGCGAAAACCTGGCGCAAGATCGCGCCGGCATTTGAAACCAAGCCGGGAAAGATCGGCGTGAAAGTGGAGGAGGTGTGATGGCGATTGATCTTAAGAGCCTGTCAAAGCCCAAGGGCGACAGGCCGATCATCATGACAATTTTCGGGGAGGCCGGTTTGGGCAAAACCACGCTGGCAGCCTTGATGCCGAAGCCGGTTTTCATTCGGACCGAAGATGGCACGATGAGCCTGATCGGCAATGACGATGTGGCGCTGTTTGATGTGGCCACCAGCACCAAGGAAGTGCTTGACCAGATCGAGGCGCTGGCTACGCAAGAGCATGGCTTTAAGACCGTGGTGCTGGACAGCATTACGCAGCTTGCGACGATGATTGAGGCCGAGATTGTTGCGGCCGATCCAAAGGCCAAATCTATCAACCAAGCCGGCGGGGGTTATGGGGCTGGCTATGCTGCGGCCGCAGAAAAGCATCGGCAGGTGCGCGAGTGGATCGGAGCGTTGGCCTATGAGAAGGGCATGAATGTGGTGTTCATTGGCCATGCGGACACCGAGACGCTGGACCTGCCGGACCTTGATGCCTATGCACGGTATACGGTGCGGATGCACAAGAAGTCCTTGCCGCATTATACAGACAACGTGGATCTGGTCGGTTTCATCCGCCTCAAGACATTCACGCGCGGCGACGGCGACAAAAAGCGCGCGATCAGCACCGGCGAGCGTGAAATCATCTGCCACCCGGTGGCATCAAACGTCTCAAAGAACCGCTTTGGTATCACGGCCGCACTGCCGTTCAGCTTTGAGACGGGCAACCCTTTCGAAAAATTTGCAGCGAAGTGAGGAGAAAACACGATGCAATTCAACGGATTTGACGCGAACCAAGTTGACCCGAATGTGGTCTATGAGCCATTGCCCGCCGGATGGTATAAGGCGGTCATCACAACGTCTGAAGAGAAGCCCACGAAGGCGCAGACCGGCAGTTATCTGCAACTCGGCCTTGAGGTGATTGAGGGGCCAATGCAGGGACGCAAGCTGACCGATCGGCTTAACCTGAACAACCCGAATGCAACGGCCTCGGAGATTGCCTATCGCACGCTCTCGGCCATCTGCCACGCTGTCGGGGTGATGACGCCTCGGTCATCGCAGGACTTGCACGACAAGCCGCTGATGGTGAAGGTCAAGGTGAAGCCAGCAGACGGCCAATACAGCGCCTCCAACGAGGTGGCTGGATACGAGGCACCCGGAAAGCCTATGGCGCAGGAGACGGCACCAGCGGGCGCAGTTGGAGGCGCCACGCCCCCATGGAAGCGCAAGTAACGTCAATCAAGACCTAAGCCCCTGCCGGGGCTTAGTGCTGGATAGATGGAGGCTGAAATGACAACGATGGGTGAGTTGAAAGCAATTGTGGACGCGCTGC